CATTCAGGTCAAGGTGTTGGAAGGTGAGTATAAGAACAGAAACCTGTTCATGAACCGTGTAATATACGGCACTAAGAATGATGGTTCAATGATCCAGTCGGTTCAGACTATCCTTGAAAAGTTTGAAACAGGGATTGACACTACTTTCAGGGGTTACAATGCCTTTGTTGACACGGTCGCAGACATCTATGAAAATGTTCAGGGCATTGTCGAGCTTGAAATAGAATGGACTCCCAACATATATGATTCCATTTCCATCAAAGAAATATACGACAAATAATCAAGTCAGGGTGTGGGCTATGACCTGCACCCTGAAAAATGAAAGGAGTGATACCATGACATCACAGGAAGTATTGAAGGACTTGCATGAAACGCTTGACCGTGACACATTTATGTACCTGCTTCAAAAATACGCCGGGAGCACAGTTTCATTTCCCAAGAATTGGCGGTGTATGGACAGGAAGGCTAGGAACGAGGATATAAGGCAGATGTATTATAACAACTTCCCTGTATCTGAGATAGCTGAAAAGTATGGAATAACCGTGTCGGCTGTCTATGAGGTGCTGCGTAGGAAAGCATAGATTACAAAATCCCTTGGAAATTGGGAAAGGTGTTCAGTTTTATTGATGAACCTATTAAACTATGAAATAATATAATCATTCAATGCTGCGTCGCATGGAGGGAATCCACATTGTAGCATGGCAAATAAAAACAATATGGGAAAGGAAAAGAAAAATGTTATCAAAAGTATTAACAATAATCAGGACATACATGGATTCTATTGAAACAGCAAAAGATGAATTGAAGAAGGCAAGCGAAAAATACAGTATATATGTGAATAATTTTGGAATGGAGTTATACAGGCAGGACGAAATCAAGATAAGGGAAGCATTAAAGCAAAGGCAGCAGCAGGCGATTGATACAATCGACAGCGAGTTTGAAAATGCACTCAAGACCATAAGGGAAACGGTTTCCCAGCCTATACCTGCGGAAGCTGTTGCAGCTTTCGAGGTTATTAAGACACGCAAGGTAATGACTGCTTTTGAAATAAAGGCACTTTTGGAACGATTCAAAGACAACTATCTTGCATCAGTCACAATCTATGAGCTTGCGGACGTGGAACGCCAGGCTTGGGGCAAGGACATTTATATTCCAAGGGCTGACGATTTGGAAACCAGGCTGAATGAACTGTATGAGCAGATACTTGATGCACTCAGAAATTATTCTGGAATTGAACCAAACACAACTGCGGATTTCACAATGGCTGTAATGTACGAGGGTAAGCCGATCAACGGAATGAGCGACCAACTTAATGAATTTGTGAATTATTTTGGTGGCGGTAATGACTGATGAATATATCTATGAGATTGTAAAGAAGGAAGGTGAATTGTTTGTTAGATGTAAGTGAAATCAAGCGTTTCATTGACAATGATAACAGTTCAGAAAAGAAACGATTGGCAAGACAGGGCATGAAATACTATGAAGGCGAACACAAGATTATGGGTTCACGGATATTCTATGTTGATGCGGACGGAAAAGCGAAAGAAGATGCCCTTAGAAGCAATGTCAAGATTTCACATCCGTTCTTCACAGAATTGGTTGATCAGGAAGTTCAGTATATGCTTTCGGGTGATGGAAATTTTATTAAATCAGACAAACCTGAACTGCAAGATGAACTGAATGTGTATTTTGATGATGCCTTTTGGTCAGAAGTTTATGAAATGCTGACAGGCTGCATTTCCAAAGGCTTTGATTATATGTTTGCATATCAGACCGCTGATAACAGGATTGGTTTTCAGTGGGCTGATTCAATGGGTGTTGTCGAAGTCAGGGCAAAGGATACGGATGATAAAACTGAATACATGATTTATTGGTACGTTGACCGTATCGAAAAGGGTGAGAAGGTAATCAAGCGTATTCAGGTGTGGGATAAGACACAGGTTTACTACTATGTGCAGGTGAACAACGGCGAAGTCGAAAAAGACAAGGATGCGAAACTTAACCCAAGACCACACATTGTATCTGTTGCGGATAACGGTGACAGATTCGGTTCTTCTTTTGGGTTCATTCCGTTTTTCAGGCTTGACAACGGTTCAAAGCAGTTCAGCGGATTGAAGCCTATAAAAAACCTGATTGATGATTATGATTTGATGGCTTGCAGCCTTTCCAACAACTTACAGGATTTCACGGATGCAATCTATGTTGTGTCAGGCTTCCAAGGTGCTGACCTTGATGAAATGATGCAGAATATCAAGGTCAAAAAACACATTGGTGTTGCCCCTGATGGTGGTCTTGATATTAAAACCGTGGATATTCCGTATGAGGCAAGGAAGGTGAAATTGGAACTTGATGAAAAGAACATTTACAGGTTCGGCATGGGGTTCAATTCTGCACAGCTTGGTGACGGCAATATCACGAATGTGGTAATCCGGTCAAGGTATGCCCTGCTTGACCTGAAATGCAACAAACTTGAAATCAGACTGAAAGAATTTCTTAGGAAGATCATCAAGGTTGTTTTGGATGAGGTCAATCGGAACAACAAAACTGATTATCAGATGAAAGATGTGTATTTTGACTTTCAGCGTGAGGTTATCACCAATGCACAGGATAACGCACAGATTGAACTTACAGATGCACAGAAACAGGGTCAGATGCTTGACAACCTGTTGAAGGTCAGCAATATCCTTGATGATGAAACCATTGTTCAAGAAATATGTGCAATCCTTGATATTGACTATGAGGAAATCAAGGACAAGATTCCGAAAAATGAAGAAGCTGAAACTGAACAGGTTCAACAGACCTTGAACAATGTTGTTCCTGATGATACAGGCGGTGATGCAGGTGAATAAAAGACAGCTTGAAGAAGAATTTATAAACATATAAAGAAGGTGATAAGGTTGGACAATAAAATAAGTGTTGAATTGGTTGACTACTCCAAGGAATGCAAGGCTGCAATGAAACAGGCTTTAATAAAAGGACTGTATGAAGCGGTTGGCGAGCTTCTATCACAGACAACTCAGAATACCAAGGTCAAAACAGGAAAGACCAAGGGTTCATGGAAAATGGCAGTTGATGAATCAAGCCTAGAAGGATATGTTGGCTCAAATTACGAAAATGCAATATATGAAGAATTTGGAACAGGTGAATATGCCCTGAACGGTGACGGTCGCAAGGGTGGTTGGTTTTACAAAGATTCAAGCGGTAAATGGCATCATACCTATGGTAAGTCACCACGCAGACCGCTGTACAAGGCTTTCCTGTCAAAGAAAAACCAGGTGATAAACATTTTGCAGCGTAATCTACAGGACGGAATGAGGTAATAAGGTGGGGGTGTAACAACCCCCACTTTGCAATAAGCAAATAGTTGCTAAATACAGAATATATAAAAGAAGGTGGAAGGATTGAATAAAAGACAGAAGGAATATCTTGCATCTGGGATTAAGGATGAGCAAAAATTAATTCAGGAACTGAAACAGGTATATAGCAAAGCAAGACAGGATTGCGAAACCAAGATTAGGGAACTGTCAATGCGTACTGATATGGAGAACCTGCAAAGCATTGTATACCAAAAGCGGTATCGGGAAGCTTTGAAGAAACAGATAGAGGATGTGCTGAATAAGCTTAACAGTCACGAATTTAACACCATTTCAGAATATCTTGAAGAATGTTATGAAAACGGCTTCTTTGGTACGCTGTATGATTTGCAGGGTCAGGGTATTCCGCTGATATTCCCTATCAATCAGGAAGAAGTTGTTCAGGCTTTACAGGTTGATTCCAAGCTGTCACAGGGTTTGTATAAAAGGCTTGGTGAAGATACCACATTCCTGAAAAGGTCAATCAGGGCTGAACTGTCAAGGGGTGCTGCCAACGGTGAAAGTTGGAATCAGATAGCTGTACGAATAGCCAACGGTATGAACAGCCCCTTCAACAAGGCATACAATAACGCTTTGCGGATAGCGAGAACAGAAGGTCACAGAGTCCAACAGGAAGCAACCTTCCATTGCCAACAGAAAGCAAAAGAACGTGGTGCGGAAATGGCTAAACGCTGGGACAGTACATTAGACAGCCATACCAGGGAATCACATATATTATTGGATGGACAAATCAGGGAGATTGACGATTATTTTGAGATAAACGGACATAAGGCATTGTATCCTGGTGGGTTTGGTGTTCCAGGTGAAGACTGCAATTGTCGGTGTGTCTCCCTTTCAAAGGCGAGATGGCTTTTGGAGGGTGGTTTTTCCAAAATGGACGGCTTTACAGATGAAATCATGGTTTTCGATAGTGAAAAATCATATGATGATTTCAAGAAAGATTATTTTTCCAAGGAAAACCGCCAATATATGAATTACGTGGAAACTTTAGAGGAGAGATACCAAACGAAAAATTTCCAAAAGATTTTGCAGCAAATGAGTGAACAGGAATATAAGCATTATGCGGAATTATTAAACGCAACCCCAATATATAAACATAACAGATGATAACAATATAGTTTACTGGGAGGGATGTGATGCGGTGGAAATTGAAAAATTAGTTCAGGAATTATCTGATGTTGCAATTCAAAAGCAACAGTTGGCAGAACAGGAACAGAATATAAAGGAACAGCTGCATAAGCTGATGATACAAAAGAATATTGACAATTTGGAAACGGTGAAAATTAAGATAGCCTTGGTCAAGGGGTTTACAAGGAAGTATATTGACAGGGACAAATTGAAAAAGCTGTTTCCAGAAGCTTCCAATACCTGCATCAGAGAAGTAGAGGTTGGCGAGTTTGTGAAGGTGACATTGAAATGATGAACGATATAATTTTAAGGGTGGAATATTTAGAAGGTGATGTTACAGTGCGGTGTTCCATGAGCCAGCATGAACTTGCTTCTCTGCTCTTGGAAGAAGATGTTATTTTGCTGTCCGTAAATAAGGCTAAAATCATTCACCTAAAAAGAAAGGAATAATCATGGCAGTTGTTAATGGGAATATATATTCGAAGGAAGCAATCAATGTTTTAAAAAATGTACATCAAATTGATCAAATGATTCAGGTTAAAAAAGAGGTATTGGCTGATTTGGAGCAGAAAAATAAAATAGTATCATCCAAGCAGACAAGTCTTAATATAACACAATTTTCCAAAGAAATCATTCGGGATATAGATATTTTCAATGAATATAAAATAAAAGTTATGAAGGCGATTGATACAATGGAAGAAAATGAAATGCAGATAATACATAAAATTTTCTTTGAAGATAAAACAATGGATCAGATAGTTGTGGAAATGTTTTGTTCTGAACGGACAGTTTACAGGCGGGAAAGGGCAGCATTAAGAAATATAGGTATAATTTTTGAAAGGGAAGGAATTGTAGAAGGAAGGGCGTTGTGAAAAGTGGTACAGGGAATAACTGTCTCATATAAGCAGTTGTATCAAATTGTTGTGGCTTATGCAGAGGAACACAGGAACGACACAAAATAATGCATATATGACTGTTATATGAGTTTAGGCGGTGCAAAATCTGAATTGACAGAGAAAAAAAATAATAGTAAAATAAAGTCAGAAGGTGATGCTGTGTCATTGGAATATCAGAGATATGGTCGGAATAAGGAAACAACCATAAACCATACATATATTAACAGCGGTGAATACAGGAATAAATTTGATGAAATTACAGATAATATCGTTGTTAATCGTGTTTTATATGCTAAAGTAAAAGAAGTGTTAAACCATCGGAGTGGTACAAAATATGAGGATATGTATTGGATTGATGGGACAACTGGTGAAATTGTGGCAAGTGCATTAAATGAACAAATGGAAAGAGGTATTCAATATACTGATACTATATTGGATGCAATTTCAGGCAAAACCAATTTGATAGCTTTTCACAATCATCCAAGCAGTATGCCACCAAGTATTGCAGATTTTAATTCAATGTTGGCACATGGATATGAGGTCGCTTTTATAGTGTGCCACGATGGAAAAATTATTCAATATGTTTCTAAAGAGGAAGTTAATGAACGGTTGTATTTATTGTATATTCAAGAGTATGTTAATTATGGATATAGTGAATATGATTCACAATGGAAGGCACTTGAAAAATTAAAGGAAAATTATGATATTGATTTTTGGGAGGTGTAGCCATGAACAAAATAGAACCATATTTTTTGAATGATAGTGTTGTCATTCC